TCAATCCAACTTCTTGCTTCATTTTCAGTTAACATTTTCAATCTCCAAAGTTTAAGTTACGTTACTCTGTAGTTCGTAAGAACTTCACTACAGAGTAACTAACTTAGTTTCATCAAATTGCCTTGTCAAGCCTCGTCATGGCGTGAGCTATATCATCAATGCATGGCTGCTATGCAGCATTGGCAATTGACTAGAAAAGCCTTGCTTTTCAAGGACTTGGTAGGGCTTGGTGGTCTACGAAGTAGTCAGGGATTTGGCAATACAAACATCCTCTGGATGATTTGACAAGGATTTTGCTTGCCGAAGTTGTATATTCTATTCTATCTACTCCGTAGTATCAATAGATACTACTACGGAGTAGATGAATAGGGTTGCCTTTGTTCTGGTTTTGTTCTCCCTCCCCAATGCGCTGCGGGGGTACACACAAAAAACGTGCAGGTGTGTGTATATATATACCATACTCTCGAATATTTAAAAAAATAATCGACTCTATCATCACTGTGACATAAATATCACATGGCCCCTACTATTTAACTACTATGATATATTTTTTTATATTTTTATAGTATACCTATTGTGAAACTTACTAGTAAGTGTTATAATAGTACTATGGAAAACTTAAATAGTAATCTACAGAATAACTACATAGAGTCTTACATTAACCTTGAAGCCTTGTTGTCTCAACAAATAGAGCTACAATGTAATGATGACTTCTTATCTTTTGTACGTTTGGTCGCCCCTACTATTGTGTCTGACTTTAAGATGGGGAGACATATAGAAATAATATCTGAAAAACTACAACAGGTAGAAAATGGTGAGATAAAAAGACTGATGGTCTTTCTACCACCACGCTCATCAAAGTCTGTTGTCTGTTCTAAATTGTTTCCTGCATGGTACATAGGTAGAAACCCTAAACACGAACTATTAACTATATCACATAGTGATCAGCTTGCTAGTGACTTTGGTAGGTCTGTCAGAGATATTGTTAATATGGAAATGTTTCAAAAGATATTTCGTGGTGTGGCACTTCGTAGTGATGTCAGAGCAGCAGGTAAGTGGAAGACAAACCATGAAGGAACATACTATGCGGCTGGTGTTAGATCACAGATTGCGGGACGTGGCGCACATGTAGCAATACTGGATGACGCTATGTCTGAAGAAGATGCGATCTCCAGTGCGGGTAGAAGGTTTATCAAGGAATGGTATCCTGCTGGTCTAAGAACACGTATCATGCCCAATGGTGCTATTGTTATTATTAATACCAGATACCACTATGATGATCTATGTGGTTGGCTGTTAAAGCAACAAGAAAACATGCCCGACTATGAAACTATACCATGGGATGTTGTTAAGATACCGGCATGGCTTGATGATGATGCAGCAGATTTACTTGACCTACCTGTAGGGTCTAGTTATTTTCCTGAGTGGAAACCAGACCATGTTCTGAAGGTAGATGAAAATGAAATTAAAGCATCGAATGGCAGCAGGTATTGGAATGCCTTATACATGCAAGACCCTACTCCAGAAGAGGGAGGGTTAATAAAAAAGAAATGGTTACAGAACTGGGAGTATGCGGAACCACCTACGTGTGACTTTGTAATACAAACCTTTGATACAGCCTTCTCTACTTCCAATACGGCTGACTACAGTGTTATACAAACTTGGGGCATATTCTATATGCATAACCAGGATGAAGAGGGTTACGAAAGTTTTGCTCCTAATTTAATTTTGTTGGGGAATATCAAGGGTAGATTTGAATATCCAGAATTAAGGCGGCTTTCACAGAAGCTATACAATCAGCACAAACCTGATGTCTGTATGGTAGAAAAGAAAGCAAGTGGTCAGTCTCTTATACAGGATATGCGTAGATCAGGTCTTCCTGTATTAGAATATAACCCAGATAGAGATAAGGTATCCAGAGTTTATGCGGCCACACCTATGATGGAATCTGGTAGAGTGTGGATACCCATGAACAAGAAATGGGCGGATGATCTGGTAGAAGAACTTATACGGTTTCCTAATGCAGCACACGATGACCAAGTGGATGCCTTAACGATGGCAGTGCATTATATGAAAGACTCTTGGCACTTGACCCACCCCGATGATCCAGAGTATGACGAGGAGCGTAGGAGTAAAAAAGCTACATACTGGAATGTTTGATTTGCGATATTAAGAAAAATATGTTATAATAAAGGAAGGGTAAATGAATTATAAAACTAAAAAACTTATTGTTAAGTGTAAATTATCTTTTAAAGATTTTTGGTATCATACCGTCAACTACAGAAAGTCGAGTATAGCACGATGAAAAACCAACACATGGCAGAATTTATTAATGAGCTAAAGTATGGCGACATAGCTAAGTATGGTCGCCGTGGTGATACTATGATTGCTCATATTAATCCTAATGAAGCTGCTATGTTAAAAAGAATGGGTGGTGCAGGTACGATTAATCCTATGACTGGTCTTCCTGAGTTTTATTATGGAAGTTATAGTGATAGTGGTTTTGATGATACAGGAATGACAGGTACTGGAAGCACAGACGGTGGCACAGACGGCAATGACGGACTATCAGATGAAGACACTTCATACCAGGATGCACTAGCTGCTGCTGAATATGCAGCAGAACAAGATGCAATGTTGGCAGAAGCTGAAGCTAATGCAGAAGCCGCATGGTCTAGAGGAGGCCCAAGTTTTAGTTTAGATGGCACGTATGCCTATGATAGGTTTGGTCCTTATGCCGGTCCTCAACGATCAGGCATAGGCCTTGCTAATGATTTGTATGAAAAAAATCGAACGGCATACAATTTGGCATATACGAATTATATTAAAGCTAATCCAGGAAACCCAGAAGGATTTGCAGGATTTCTAGGAAGTCTTGGTGAAAAAGGTGTAGCAGATTTTGCAAATGCAGTTAATACTGGCTATAGATTTGGGGGTCCAGAAGGTACGTTAGCAGATATTCTTGAAGGACGCACGAGTGCTCTAAATAAAGCAGCAGCTAAAGAGAGAAAAGAACAAGAGAAAGCAGATAGAGAGGCTGAAGGGCCTTTTGATGAACCTGGAGAATTTCAAGCAGAACCAGGATTTTTTGGACGTATTGGAGATATACTTAGCAGCTTGAATCCTTTAGCAGAACTTACGCCACAAGAAAAAGGTGTTCTGCAATCTTATGAAAATTTAGGTCTTAATGTACGTGAAAGAAGTACAATGGATAATTTGATAGGATTAACAGCTAATCTTGCGATGCCAGGGCCGCTTTCTGCTTTAAAGTTTATTGGTGAAAAAGCAACAGGTGCAAGTATTATTGGTTTAGCTACTGATCCTGCAACTGGACTTGACTATTTAGTACAGGCTAACGGTGATCTTCAACTTGCTTCTGGTCAGCTTGGAGACTTGTCTCCCCAAGATGGTGGTAATGAATCTATTATACCAAAGAAAAGAGAAGCGGTAACAGAAGCACCCAAAGAAGAAGAGGAGGAAGAAGAAGTAAAGGCTGCTGAAAAAAAAGAAATTAAACCTAGTGCATATCAAGAATATTTAGCTGATCTTCTTTATCCTAATACATCAGATAGTTTAACTCGGAATGTTTAATGGCTACAGAAAAAAATCCATATGATATGATACCTCAAGAGACTGCTGAGATTGTACCTCTTGAAGTAGAAGATAACAATGACATTCCTGCTACCTTTGAGGTAACGGATGATGGTGGTGTTATTGTAGACTTTAGTGAAAATGTTGAAATGGAAGCCTCAGAAGAAATTTCTGAATGGTATGGCAATCTTGCTGATACTATGGAAGAAGGCGAACTAGATGACATTGCTCAGAATGTTATTGACAATTATGAAGCTGATAAAGACTCTAGGTCAGAATGGGAGTCTATGTTTGAAAGAGGCTTCGACCTTCTTGGTTTAAAATTAGAACAAGGTTCCGAACCTTTTGAGGGTGCATGTACAGCCGTGCATCCTCTTCTTATTGAGTCTGCTGTTAAGTTTCAATCAAAAGCTTCTAACGAACTATTCCCATCAAAGGGTCCAGTAAAAGCTCAAATACTTGGAAAGACTACAGCAGAAAAAGAACTACAGGCAAATAGAGTTGAAAACTTCATGAACTATCAACTTACGGAACAGATGCCTGAGTACTTTGATGAATTTGAAAGAATGCTTTTTCATTTGCCGTTGATTGGGTCCGCATTTAAAAAGCTATACTATGATGCTACCGTTAAGCGTCCTAAGTCTGAATTTATTCCTATTGATCAGTTCTATGTGTCTTACTATGCTACAGACCTATCAAATGCTGATAGGTATACGCATGTAATTTATCGCAGTCCTGTAGAACTTAATAAAGATATTCGTGCAGGAATTTATAATGATGTAGATTTAATAGAACCCTCTTCTAATCCAACAACATCTTTTAGTGAAAAGATGGATACAATTATTGGATTGTCTCCTGCATATGACCATGATCCACAATATGTTCTTCTTGAACAGCACTGCTACATGGATATCGAAGACGATGAAAATCTTCCGTACATTGTAACAGTAGAAAAAGAATCTAGAAAAGTTTTAAGTATTCGTAGAAACTATAAACAGAATGACGTGAACAAAGAAAAGATTAGCCATTTTGTGCATTACAGATTTGTTCCTGGTTTTGGTTTTTACGGTTTGGGCCTAATCCACTTCCTTGGTAATTTGACCATGAGTGCTACTGCTGCAATGAGATCATTAATAGATGCAGGGCAATTTGCAAATCTACCAGGAGGATTTAAGGCCAAGGGAGTTAGAGTCGTTGGTGACAACGAACCTATTTCTCCCGGCGAGTTCAAGGAGGTTGAGGCAACTGGAATGGATTTGTCAAAGGCTATTGTTTCCCTTCCTTATAAAGAGCCTTCCTCTGTTCTTTTCCAGATGTTGAATTTCGTAACTGCTGCTGGTCAGAAGTTTGCGGACAGCACAGAACAAGTTATTTCTGATGCTGCCTCCTATGGACCCGTTGGTACTACTATGGCTTTGTTGGAAGCCTCCAGTAAATTCTTTAGTGCCGTACACAAAAGATTACATAAATCTCAGAAAGATGAATTTAGAATTTTAGCTAGAATTGACTATGACTATCTTCCTAATGAATATCCATATGATGTTCCTTTTGAAAGTCGTAGTATTTTTAAAAATGATTTTGATGGTCGTATTGATATTATTCCAGTATCCGATCCTAATATTCCTAGCAATGCTCATCGTATTATGTTATCTAACATGGTTCTTCAAATGGCACAGCAATCTCCTCCTGGTATGTTTAATATGGAAGTTCTTAACAGAACAATTCTAAATGCAACCAACATGCCAAACGTAGATGAGATTATTCCACCAAAGATTAAACCACAGCCACTTGATCCTGTTTCAGATATTATGGCTGCTACTAAAGGATTGCCTATTTCTGCTTTTCCAGGACAGAACCATGATGCTCACATACAGGTAAAGATGGCTTACCTGCAAGACCCAGCTAATGGTGGTAATCCTATTATGCAAAGAATTTCACCTATTCTTCAAGCTAATATTCAAGAGCATTCTGTAATGAAGTATCAGGAACAAATGAATGGTGTAGCGCAACAAATGTTGCAACAGGTTGATCCTTCTCAGATTACACCTACTGTTACGGAGATGGCACTAGCCCAGGCAGCGCAACAAGTCATGAATGCTAACATGGCTGCTGGTCAAGCGCAGTCACCAGAGCAGCAGCTTGTTGCCCTTGAACAAGCCAAGGTACAACTTGAACAAACCAAGATACAAGCACAGACAGCTTCTGATGCGGCAGAACTTGAACTAAAAAACAAAGAACTTGAAATGAAAGAGACTGGTCAGATTATTGATATGCTTAAAGCAACGGCCCAGTCTAAGTCTAGAGAAGAACAAGCTGAAGAAAACAGAGCATCTAAAGAAGCTATGAAAGAAGCTGAACTTAGAACTAAACTTGAAATTGAAGAAGGCAAACTTGATCTAGCAGATAAAAAAGAATATGTTAAAGTTTTTGTTGACATGTTGAAAAAACAAATGGACGATGACAAAGAAATGGATGAAGTTGCTCTTGAGAATTTAATTAAACTAGCAGACAGTCAATTTAAGGAGATGAGAAATGATGCAGAAGGGTAAAGGATATCCTACGCATGTAAAGGAAACCGATAAGAGTTTTGGTGATCCGTATGCCATGGATGTTACTGGTTCCAGAAATATTCGCAGCGCACTTAACAAGTGGGACGAAAATTCTTGGAAGATTTCTGATTCCAAAAAAAGTAAGTAATGGAAATTTGGGATGAGATTGCAGTAGAGTTTAATAAAGAAATTGACAGACTAAGAACTTCTCTTGGGTCTGGCATTGCTGAAGATTTTTCACACTACAGGCAAATAGTAGGTTCCATTCACGGAATAGAATGGGCCAGAGATAATTTAAAAGATATTGTTAGAAAACGATTACATATGGAGGATGACTAACTAAATGCAGCAATTAGAATTGGGTGGGGCGGTTAAAAATGATTTATGGATTACAGATGTGGATGAAGTTCCTGATCCCTCGCCACTTCCAAATTTGCCGGGGTTTCACGTTTTAGTTCGTCCTGTATCTGTTAAAAGTATTACCAAGGGTGGAATTTTTATTCCTGATTCGACAAGAGACGATATGTCTTACCTTACTACTGTAGGTCAGGTATTAGCTCTTGGAGACTTGGCATATAAAGAAGTAGATAAGTTTCCTAATGGTGCGTGGTGCAACAAAGGGGACTATGTGTGTTACGGTAAACATACTGGAACTAAGTTATTTTATAAAGGAGTTAGACTAATTCTTTTATTTGATGATCAGATTATAATGCGTGTTGAAGACCCAAAAGACCTTGACCCAACATTTAATTTATCAAAAGCGTCAAGTTGATTTGTGAAATTAACATTTATGTGTTATAATAATATATAACGTAAATACGTTTGTGTCGTTAGCAACGGAGAAAAAAATGAATAATAATACAGAAGATGATTGGGAAGATGTTTCTATTCCCAATAATGAAGAACAAGAACAAGTAGAATTTGAACTTGAGGAAGAACCTGAAGTACAAGAATCAAAACCTACAGTACAAGAATCGGAACCTATTGAAGAACAAAAGTCTGAGGATGTTCCAAAAGAACTTGACGGAATTGAAACTAAAGGTGCTGAAAAAAGAATTAGACAGCTTATTCGTCAAAGAAAAGAAAGAGATGAACAGATTGAATCTCTTTTAGCTCAGAACGAAGAACTTCAAAATAATTTAAAACAAAAGAATAATGAAGTATATTCAATTACAAACAGAAGTATTGCTGCAAATGAAGAGGCTTTAGAAAAAACAATTAGATTGGCAAAAGATGCGTATGCTGAAGCTTTTGAAAATAATGAAACTCAAAAAGTTTTAGAAGCGCAAGAAATTTTAAATAATGCACAATCAGATTTGAAAACTCTTCGTCAACTTAAAGCAGGTACTGAAAGACAACAAAGGGTTAATGAAGAACAAAACAATCAAGTTCAACAACAACAACCAAGACAGTCTCAAGCAATTGATGTTAAAGCCCAGGAGTGGGCAGAACGAAATGATTGGTTCGGTCAAGACACAATTAAAACTGCTGCTGCATTAGCACTTGATGCAGAGCTAAAGTCAGAAGGATACGATCCTAACGAAGATGATTTTTACATGGAGATTGATAAAAGACTAGCAAGTGCTTTTACTCAACCTTCAGTCCGTGCGGAGGATAACACGTTACAACCTTCTCAAGTAGTTTCGGGGGCTTCACGCTCGTCTCCAAACTCCGGTTCAAAAGTCAAACTTTCTAAGGAAGATGTTAGACTTGCAAATAAATGGGGTATACCACTTGAACAGTACGCAGCCGAAAAGTTAAAGGTAACTAGAGCGGACGGTGAGTACACTGATATTACATAAGCGTGGAGGAAAAAATGACACGAAATGAATCACGTATGAGCAATCAAAGAGAAAATTTTGAACGAGAAGAAGAATGGTCGTTTGAAGAGCCAGATGCTCTTGCAATTCCTGAAGCTGTTAAAGAAAGGTTTCATGCAGAGAATTTGGCTTTACGTTGGATACGAGTCTCCTTCAGGGGCCAAGATGACTACACAAATGTAGGCAAACGTCAGCAAGAAGGCTGGGTGTTTGTTTCTCCAGAAGAAGTACCAGAGATGGCAATCTCCTCTTTCGTGAGAGAGGATGGCAGGTATGAGGGAACGGTAAGTCGAGGTGATCTTGCCCTTGCTAAAATGCCAGCTAAAAAAGCTATGGCTAGACAAAAGTTTTATGAAAACAAAGCTAACGAAATGATGGATGCTGTAAATTCTCAGCTAATGAATAATTCTGATTCTCGTTTAGCAAGTATGCCTGTAACTAACTCTAGTCGTTCTGTTGTAACAAAAGGAAGACAGCCCTCTTTTCAGGACTGATTCCTATTAATTAAGGAGATGAAACATGTCTACTACTAAAGCATTTCGTGGTTTCATTCCTGCTCGTAAAAAAGGTGGAGCTTACAATAATGAAGCTGTTACCGATACTATTGAGTTGACTTCTACTGGTATGGCTGGATCGCCTACCAACAGTATTTATACTGGTGATCCGTTTGTTCTTCCCGGTGCTGGCCTTACGACGATTACGCCGTATGTTGCTACGACCCTAAAACCCTCTGGTGTTTTTATGGGTTGCCAGTATGTGGAAAACGGTGAGCAGAAGTTTTCTCGGTATTGGCCGGGTGGGACTAGTGCCACGGACGTTAAATTTTTTGTAATTACTGATCCTGATCAGACTTATTACATTCAAGCTTCTCTTTCGCTTTCTGCGGCTGAGTTGCTTCCTGTTAAAAACTACAATGTTACGGTTAGCTCTACGGCTTCTTCCGGTAGCACGACCACTGGTCAGTCCAGCTATTATCTGGATGGTGCGTCTGGTACGGAAGCTGTGGCGCAGGTTCGTGTTATCGGTAAGGCTCAGTATCCTGACGAAAAGGATTCCGATGCGTATCCGATTGTTGAATGCTGGTTGAACATGCACCGTGACCGTTACGTCACTGCATCTGTTTCAACTACGGCTTAATAGGGAGGATTTATAATGGCTATTAATAGAGCTAGTATTAGCAAACAACTCCTTCCTGGCCTTAATGCTGTATTTGGAATGGAGTATGGAGAAGTTAATGACGAACATGCTTCTCTTTATGATGTTGAAAATTCGGACCGTGCTTTTGAAGAAGAAGTACTGTTTACTGGTTTTGGTACTGCCCCGGTTAAGGGTGAAGGTGCTGGCGTCAGTTATGACAGCGCACAGGAAAGCTACACCGCTCGTTACTCACACGAGACTGTTGCCCTGGCGTTTGCCGTTACTGAAGAAGCTATGGAAGACAATCTTTATGATACGTTTGCCAAGATTCGTGCCAGAGGACTTGCCCGTGCTATGGCTAACACCAAGCAGGTAAAGGCGGCTAACCTTTTCAATAATGGTTTCAGTGATACCATTGGCGATGGTGCTGCGTTCTTCTCGGCTTCGCACCCGACTATTTCGGATGGTAATCAGTCTAACCTTCTTTCGGCGGCTGACCTGACGGAAGCGTCTCTTGAGAGTGCTATTACGAACATTCAGAAGTTGAAGGATGATCGTGGTATTCTTATTGGTGCGAGTGCAGTTTCTCTGCATATTCCGGTTGATTCCTGGGCGATTGCGTCTCGCATTCTGTCTAGCCCTGGCAACACTCAGACGAGTGCTGGTTCGGCTAACCCGAATACGAATGCCATCAATGCTACCCGTCACATGGGTATGCTGCCGGAAGGTTTCTTTATCAATCGTCGGTTTACTGACACGAATGCCTTCTTCGTTAAAACGGATGTTCCGAATGGCACGAAGATGTTTGTTCGTTCTCCGCTTCAGACGAAGATGGAGCCTGACTTTGATACTGGCAACCTTCGCTTCAAAGCCCGTGAGCGTTATAGCTTCGGTGTCTCTGATTGGCGTGGTTTCTTCGGAAACGCTGGTTCGTCCTAAGTCTAAAGAGGGGGGAGTAGTTACGGCTACTCTCCCATTCTTTTAAAGGAGATGACATGAGTACTAATATTAAAGCTGCAACTGCTACCGGAGATGCTGTATTGACATTTGTTGAAACGGGTAACACTGTTGGAAACAATGGTTCTTCAGGACAAACTCCAACGACTACTCGTATTGTATCTATTCATGCGCTTGCTAGTGCTGCCGGTACTTTTACAATTAAAGGTCAACGGCAGATTTCTAATAAAACTGCTGAAGGTTCAGCAATTGTATTTAATGTAGCTGCAAACGAATCAACAGATATTTATATTAGTGAATTTGGAACACCTGTGTATGGTGTTGTATCTGTATCTGCACCTACCGATGGTGCCAGTCTAACAGTTTTTTGTGGTTAATAATGCCTAATTACGCTGATCTTAAAGACGATATTATTAAAACTTCTGAAAATGATGGAACTGAGTTTTCTTCTCAGATTCCTAAATTTGTTCAGAAGGCTGAATTTCGTTTGGTTAAAGACCTAGATGATTTTGGTTTAGATGAGTATACAATTGTTTCTGTATCTTCAGCTAATGCAGGGTCTATTACTCTTAATGATCGTGTTCGAGTTATTCGTAATGTTAATTATAAAACAAGTAGCGGAACAAGCGTAACTAATTTATTGCCTAGAACTACAGAATATGTAAATGACTATTGGCCTGTTAGTGCATCTACAGGCACACCAAGATATTATACACGTAAAAATAATTCTACAATTAAAATTGTACCAACACCAGTTTCTTCAATTACTGCTGAAATTCAAACAGCTTCTCAACCATTAGCTCTTGCTTCAGCTACGGGAACAAGTGTAACTACATCAAATTATTTTACAGAGTATTGCTATGATGCTTTATTTTATGGTTGTATGCTGGAAGCAACTATGTTTAATAAAGATTGGAATAATTTAAATATATGGCAACAACAATATGTTGGAGCAGTACAAGCACTTAGAAATCAATCAAGACGTACTAGACAGGATGACATGGCTGTTGCAGCTTCTCCTGCTGGCGGTCCTAACACGATAACACAGGGAGCAAGTTAATGAATAAAAATAGTCCAGATTATACCGAAGGTCTTGATAGAAAGTTTTCTGCTAAAGTAGAAGAGCAAAATAGAAAAGCTATTAAAGGCAACCAAAAAAAACTTGATGCAAATAATGATGGCAAAATTACCGCAGAAGATTTTGAAATAATTCGTAAAAACCCAAAATCTAAAAAGAAATATGGTGGTAAAATTACTTATCGTATGACAGGCGGACAAGTTGTAGACTCTACCTATGATTAAATATTAGATAATAAATTATAAAGAAAGGA